TTACAGACACGAGTTGCTTTTTAGTCGCGTAACATCGTGTCGGTAACATAATATCTTTGGAGAGGTACCTAAGTATCTGGTCTGTGAGTATCATACTGTTATTTAAAGATTTTTTCTTTATATAAGAACATGACCGATCGAATCTCTTGGAACGAGTACTTCATGAAAGCCGCCGAACTCGCATCCGTTCGATCCCCCTGTGAACGTCTTAAAGTAGGATGTGTTATCGCAAAAAACAATCGTCTTATCAGTATGGGCTACAATGGTTTCTTAAGTGGCTCTGAACATATTTCCATCGTGAGAGATGGACATGAACAAGCCACAATTCACGCAGAGATTAACTCTATAACGGATGCAGCGAAACGGGGTGTTTCCGTAGACGGTGCGACCGCTTATATTACTCATTATCCATGTTTAAATTGTTACAAAGCATTAGCAAGCAGTGGAATCAAGCATATCTATTTCAAAACCAGTTATCGCGATGATCCAGTCATCGCGGAATTAGGGTACGAAATTTCTCTATCAAAATTATAAACCCCAACTCAATGTATTTTCATGAGTAAAAGGTTCCGGGGTAAACTTTTTCGTGACGTGACGACGTTCGTTAGCATCGGGATCACATTGCGCGGGATCATACAATATTCCTCCTTCAGGCTTCACTTGAGACGTTTGATCACGTCTCACGCGAGGTGTCTCTACATTCGGTTCATACGGAATCGAAGAATGATGAAGACAGATACGAACCCTCCCATCCGGGTTACGCTTATACCCAAATGTATACTCAACCTCTGAGATTTCTCCCGTCGTTGCACACGTAAACTCGTAGGTACCCATAGCGATCGCTAGCTGATTGTGACAGTCGATCTGGTGATTATCAAAAATGACTCGACTGAAACCCTTCTTAGCGTTAATAGCGAACCCGCTATCTTCCTTATATCCACTGATCACCGCGTCATGGCCCACAAAATAAGACATAGCATCATTTGCAGTTGGGCGAAATTGCTTTGCAGCAGCCTTCGTCGGTTTGAAAAGTACTTTAGAATGATCATATCCATAAAGCTCACCCGCGCGTTCACTCGCGAGGCTAACATAATCACCACCGGAAAGGAAGCAATTAGAAATATCTACAATAGACTGTGCCCAGAAGTTTTGTGCATCGATAACTTCATCTCTCGTCACATGATCGGTGTCGGTCTTGGTACGAAAATTATCGATAAGTTGCGAAGCTTCATCCATAGGAGGTGAATATCTACGATTAGCTTCCGGGTCGCGTTGATCCGGATCATAGAATACACCACCGTGGTTACGTTTAGTGGAAGGCATATTCACGGTTTTTGCTGTGTTTTTACGACCACCAATTCCGCGCGCGGAATTGATTTCCGTATCATACTGCTCGGGGTCATAAATTGCGTGGGTCTTTACTCGTCGCAAACTAAAGGATCGAACAGGGGATAAGATATTCATGTAATAAGAATACGAACGCTACTTTTAAATAGGTGGTTTATCAATATTCGAAATTCACACGAAATAAAAAATCTCAACCAAAGTAAATGGTCCACCTAGAACGGATACACGAAGAAATACGTGTACTACACATAAAGGACGAAACTTTAGTCTCGTATCGAATATACGAAAATTTTTCGAATCGAATACAACATTTTAACACTATCAAGATGGGTGCATATCCTGACCACGATAAACTAACCGAAGAAGAGATGGAAGAACAAAAATATTTGAATTCTTATTTCGAAACTTTAAAAGAAATATTTCCACATATCGAATCTAAGTGGTGTAGAAGACATGTTTAAAGATAATTTACACTCATAATGCATGACGTATATAGTGGGAGACTGCTTAGAAAAGCTTGTAGATGTACAAGATGGAAGCGTCACCACTATATACCTCGACCCACCCTTCGATAGCGGTCGTGATTACACGTTATCAAAGAATGATGCAACGGGTTTCAAAGACACATGGAAAGGTGGCGACTATAAACAATTCATAGAAAGTGTTATAGACGCATGTATTCCAAAAATGAAGAAAACCGGTACCCTGTTTTTTCATATATCTGCCGAAAAAATGTTTACACCCGAGCAGGTCTTACGATCAAAATTTAAGTATATTCAGCCTATATTTTGGAAAAAGTGTAGATCTAAAAATAACGTAAAAAAGAAGCTAGGTGCTACCATCGATATCATATTTAAATGTTCAAACTCGGCCAATCCCGTGTTTAATTTGGTATATCAAGCACGGGATGAGAAGTACGTTAATAATTCGTTCAATAATAAGGATGATAGAGGAAACTATTCACTGGGACATGTCGTTACCGAAAATACAAAGAAGGGATACACATACCCATTTGAATTTGGTGGAATTACGTTCAATCCCGATGCGGGTTGGCGCATCAAACAGGAAGAGTTAGAAAAGTTGAAGATAGATAATAGATTACATACCCCTAAAAAAGTCGGTTCAAAGCTATACAAGAAGATCTATCTTCACGAAACGGAAGGAAAGCCATGTACAGATCTCTGGGACGATATACATTCAATAAGTCAGGGTTCAGAATTGAGAACGTATCCTACGGCAAAACCTGTGCAATTGTTAGAAAGGATTATAAAAATATCTTCAAATGAAGGTGATGTGATACTCGACCCAATGTGTGGTTCCGGGACTGCCGGGAAAGCTGCAAAAAACTTAAATCGTGCCTACATTCTCATAGACAAGAATGATAACACTGAAATAATTAATACTCGCATACAATAGGATTTTCGAGTGCATCAATTAACCTCCGGGGATTGTCTTGCTGGATTTTGACCGTCAAACACGAACCCCTACCCAGTAAGGCCTTAACCCCATTATTCAACGCAATTCGTAGACGCAGTCCGCATGTGTTCTCGATGGTTGCACTCGCGGATTCGTAGTTGATACGCAACTGACCAGGTTCGCTCCAAAGACGTAACAACTCTTCTTTTTCAAATAGAACGACTTTTTTTTGCTTTTTTGAATGATAAATCACCCATTTCGAGTCATGTGTATCGTACACCTTTTCCAACACACTCTTGTAGTCAATCTTAGCCAGTATTTCGTGTAAGAGTTGCTTATACTCGGCTCTCACATTCTCTGTAAGTTGATGCTTCGCTTCCAAATCCATAATAGGAAGATTGTCATACATAAACCCATATTCCTCGGTCATTTGTTTATGCTTTTTCAAGTAGTACAATATATAATCTGCATCCGACAAAGAGGCGAGAGACGTATTTTTCCAGTCAAACGAACCCTTGTCAGTGGTTTTTGTCTTAATTGACACGCCTTCACCTCGTTCGTTGACGGCATCGGCGTGGTTTCTTGTCCCTCCCCTGTGTTCCAGTTTTCCTGTCACGTCTCGAATAAGCTGAAAATTAGGATGGTTATTCACCAAGTCGATCGTGTTATGCTCATTTTGAACACCCTCGTGATGCGGAGTCCCATCGTTCACAAAAGTCATGATTCGTACTTTTACGCGGAACAAGTTTTTACTTAGGTGTAATTTAGGAACTCTGGATATCTGCATATATTAGTAAACTATTAAAGATTTGACGGGAACAAAAAGTAGAATGCCATCGCTCACAAAAACGCACTTTATTCGTCCACGTGTCGCAACTCGCGTGAAAAAGGACAAGTTCGCAGAACCCGCGGAAGCGCCCGGTGAAGGGAAGCGCCGTGAACCAAATTTCGACGAGAACCCGGGTGGTATTGATCCGCCGAAGAAAGAAATGAATATCATCAAAAGGAAAATTATAGAGATTTTTAAAATCAAGGAGATTGATTATAAAAAGTTCAACAAGGAAAATAAGTGGGCTATTAAGCCTGGGGAGAAGAAGTAATTAGCTTTCCGTTTCGATCCAAACCCTTTATCTCAAGTTTACCATCGTTTATTAACTGGAGAATCTGTTCTCCCACCTTTTCATTATCACGCCACGCCTCATCCTGTTTCGGATCTGCGGGAAGTTTCGGCATAAATGCCATGAACGCATTCATTTTCTTATCCATGGGAAGTTCTTTGTCTTGAAGAATCGTCTTAACGTGGTTGGGGATGTTATCTAAGTTCATTGAATTTATATAAAGCAACTTCTTTAAACTCATGATTATCATCGTCGTTCAAAAATAAGACTTAAGTTAAACCAACATAAAGCAGATACACAATCTATATACAAACAATGATGCAAGTCTCTTCTGTCACCGATTACATCCTCAAGCTCGAGAAGCTCAACCAAGAGTCTCGCGACAAGATCGAAGCTCTCAAGGGACTCTTCACCAAGTCTGAGCAAGATAAGATTCAAGCTCTGAATGAACTCAACGAACTCAAGAAAAAGCCCACCGTCAACAACGTCACTTTCGTAGACGGCGGCGCACGCGCTTCTTGCACTAAATACGCTCTTAACGAGGAAATTGCGAACCATCTCTCGATCATCGCATGCAGGGAGCATGATGTGTACAAAGCTCGTGCATACACGAATGCATCTGGAATCATCTCCAAACTTCCATATGAGGTGACTGACGGTGTTTCTTGTGCAAAGCGCACCAAGGGTATTGGTCCTTCTATCGCTGCTAAGATTGACGAATTCCTCGACAACTACTACAACTCCGACGACGATTCAGATTATAACTCGGACGCAGAGTCGGTCGCTTCCAATGATCTCGGATCTTTCTACAGTACCGATGATGAATCTGAAAGTGACGAGGAGATCGATACGAACGAATACATCGCAGATGAGCTTGAGAATCTCGCTATTCTCGAATCTAAGCGTGGTGAGGATCCTTACCGCACCCGCGCTTACATCAAGGCTGCTAATACGATTCGTGGCGTTAATTTCGAGATTACGTCTGGGTCAGACGTTTACGAAGGAGGTAAGAAGCTCCCTGGAATTGGAAAGAGCATCGCCATCAAGATTGACGAGATTCTCCAGACTGGAACTACCAAGCGAACTACGGAACTTCGTCGTTAAACCCAATTCGCTTTAGGTGAACGTCGACGATATTTTGATCGACGCGAGAGACGATTTAGTATATAAATATAAAATATAGCAATTCCCATTGGCGGCATCCTTGTAATGAAATGATATTATTTTACAGTTTCTCGTAAGAAGACGCATCTTCGTATTCTTCATCCATCGTAAGATCTTTATATTCAGCTTCCTTATCACTGTACACGTCAGAGCCATCCTTGATTATCATATCTCTTACGATTTCGTATAAGACCGACATTAACGCAAATTTATAGGCTAAAAATCCAACAAAAGTGGCTCCATAGTCAAAGTCAAAACTAAAAGGTGCATTATTCCACATGGATTCGAAGATAGCCGTACCAACGGGTATAAGAATCTGAGCTTGGAGAGGAGAACTTTCCAGTTCATCCACATATTTCGTCAAAGAGCTCAAGTACGCGAGCGAAGATGCAACACCTACTGTCGCAGAAACGCCTTCCGCGGCACCTTGTGTTATGAAATAACTGGCCGCAATAGCAGTCCCATAACCTGTAGTAGAATTACGAAGTTTCGTTTTCAACTTTACATAATCTGTGGTCGGTTTAATTACCGGTTTCGAAGATGCCAATACGTAACTCATATATTTCTGATTTGTTCTTTCTCTTTAGGTACTTAAAAGAATAAGTCTTATATATAACATGTCTGGATGCCCGAGCGGTCCAAGGGGGTTGACTTAAGATCAACTGGTGTTTTCACCTCGTGGGTTCGAACCCCACTCCAGACAATCGTTTATACGACATGTTAACTTTACATTAACGTGTCGTATAGATTATCATTCTTAGGAGAAACGTATGATCCATTATTCCACCTATTGTTATCTTTGTCTACCGATTTTATATGGTACAAAGCGAGACCGGGGTTATCCGCTATAAGTTTCATATTAGTATACCCTTGAATTTTCTCGTGTAGCGCGTTACCGTATTTAATAATTCCGTTATTCTCGAAGATTCTTCCGTTATAATCGGGCCAGTTAATCCATCCCAATTCGTTTATCTTGTCTCCGAAGTCATGATCTTCACACCATTTACGCGTAGCTCCCAGAACTATATTGATTCTAGGTATCATGAGAAAATCAGCACCCGTGGTCGATATTACTTCCTTTATCCGTTTTATTATCAGTTCTTGCGGCATTTCATCTGGATCTAACACGAAAATATAGTCACCCGTACATTTGGAGATGTGAAAGTTTCTGTGCTCTGCAAAATTTCCGTCGAAAGCTCTTTCACACGTAACTATAACATCTTTAAAATGTTCAATAACAGATTTCACACTTTCGGTAGAGTGAGCTGTATCTATTAGGACGTTGATGTCGTCTTCCTCGTCTATCACACCCTTTAAGAATGAAATGAGAGAATAAAGATCCCTCGATTCGTTGCAAACCATAATAGCGTACGTGATCTTCATAGTATATTAGAGGATACCTTCTTTAATTAGGTATGATTCCCAAGGTCATTCATAAGGTGGTAATAGTAGACGAGGGTAAAATGCCACAATTACCTGAAGAGATGAATAAGGCAATTGAGACGTGGTATCGTATCAATCCTGGATACAAGATCAAGCTATACTCTGGAGAATCATGTGAAAACTACATCAAACAACACTTCGACGAACATGTACTAAAAGCGTATCACACCTTAAAACCATACTCTTATAAATGTGATTTAATGCGTCACTTAATTATGTATAACGAGGGTGGATGGTATTCCGACCTCCGTCAGGTATGCCTTCAACCAATAGAAACACTTTCTTCGCTTAATAAAGAGTATTATACTAGCGTCGATTGTCCACCGAATCAGATGTGTATGTATACAGCCTTCATAGGTTCAATACCAAAACACGACATCTCTAAAAAGATGATCGATCTCGTGTTGTGGAATGTCAAACAACTACATTATGGTTTAGACTGTTTATATCCAACTGGTCCCGGTGCATATATGAATGCATCCATCGATTATATCCGCGCATACCCCGATAAGTGTATGATTGGACAACATACATCGGATGAACATATCGAGTTTGGGCAACATAAATTCGTCAAGTGCAAATATAACAATGCAAGAGGTGCAGATAATTCGGATTTGAAGGGTGGTAATGATTATGGTGAGATGTGGAGGAATAGGGGTATTTACTTAATCTAATACGTAAATAGTGTCATCTTTAGGGACAACCGATCGCAGTTGCGACTTAAATATCACGAGTAAACCTCTCCAACACTGTTCGTCCTCCGAAGAACTCCTGTCAAAGTGCATATGGGAAATCCCATACCGTTTACATTTGACCAGTATCTCTTCCAGATTTGGAAATCGAAAGGCACCCTTAGGACAATGACTCTCAATGGAGACATCATGGTAAATAAGTATACCTCCGGGTTTAAGAATGGAGAAGAAAACGTATTCAAACCACTTCTGTGTATTCCAGTGATCTGCGTCTGAAAAAATGAAATCATACATGATCTTATTCTTATTGAAAACAAACGAGAGTTCATCACTCTCTACCAAATTGACTTTATCTTCGAACTTTTTGACAAACTCCGGTTTATTACCTTTCCAGTCAACCCAGTTATCCACCAGGGTCAGTTTTTGTAAATTTTCATTCTTTTCGAGTGCTCTAGATAAATAAGCAGTGGTACGACCACTACCTACGCCTATTTCAAGAACGTTCGCAGGCTTATGAGATCTTACTAAACCATAAACTAAATCCAGGTGACATTCGTCAATAGCGACATCTTTACTCGGGTTATCGGTCGAGAGAACATGTTCAAAAGACTCACTCATGGTGATCTCATATAGTAATGCGCATACCCTTTAATTACACTGCTCAGGGTGCTTTTTTTCTTAACATACAGTAAAGATGAAGTTTTCTCAAGAGATGGGTTCGCCCGCCCTTATCGGCATTATTTTACTCGCCGCTGTCACGTTTTTCGTGAACTTCGTGGGTATTAAACATTACAACAACTGCGAGGCTATGCGAGGTGTTGAAGAATTTGAAAATCGCAAGGTTTACCTCAGTCAGCTCGTGACTATCGTGATCACCGCCGCTGCGACGCTCGGCCTCCGTAAGTTCATTTCCACCCCGGGTGCATCAGCGGCGGGTCCTATGATGATCATCGGCGGCGTTCTTTTACTCGTTTCTGGTATTTTTGTCTATCAGCTTCTTCAGGCCGACAAGGAGACGTGTGCACCTAAGGATTCCGCAGTTAACTACTCCATCACCGGTATGACTTTCGCGAGTTTTATCATTCTCGCAGGTTTAGGTGCTACGTACATGGCATATACCAAGAAGGGTGTTACGGTGACGCCGACCAACACTGTTGTGGCACCCACTTCCGCCAACATAGCGGGAAACTCACCGTAAAAATTTCAATTAACTAGTATGGAACTACATGAAGCTACGTATACTGTGTGTATGCTTATAGTTCATGTAGTACGAAACGTGGGGAAACTCTCGTTGGAAGAAAAACTTAATATCCTTCAGTACGCATTCTCCCTTTTGCGCTCATTCGATTTCAGTTCGTGTAAGATATACAGTTGCACGAATAATCCGAGAATCGAATACACGACCGAATAATTAGCTCCTATTCTGTATTGGTACAATGTCCAGAGTATACTGGCGACTACACCCGAATACAAAAGAGGATATGTATTTATGTCCACTTTCTCCTGTTTAATAGTAGAGATCCTGAACATCATCTGTGCTACACCTATAGATATAGCACTAGTAGCTATGAGTCCATCGGCGCTTACCATTTATATAATTAAAGATTTTAATATAGGGTTATACAAATGGAGAACATTTTGAAGTCGTACGCTACCAAGGGCAAGGAAAATGAAATTATTATCACTAAGATCACCCGTCTTGTGAACAAGTACAAGAAGACTGGTATCAACAAGGAGAACATCTGTGGACTCGTGTCTACTCTCATGATGGATGTTCAAAGGATTAAGGGTCTCGTTGGACCTGAGAAGAAAGATCTCGTCATCGATCTCATCTACTCCGTCATTGAGCAAATTGACGCAGGTGACGAGGACTCCGAACTTGAAACAGTTTTGAAGACTATGGTACCGCCTATGATCGACAGTTTCTCGGTGATGTTAAAGTTAAATAAGGCTTGCTACTGTATTAAGTTTAAATGAAGTTTCCTAATCTCGAAACCATGGTAGCATACGGAATTTATACTATTCGCGATCTCGTATTATACTCACATAACAAACTCAAAAAGCGAAACATTATACCCTTAAACGAATGCAAATGTTGTTCATTCGTTTACGCGGGTGCTGTTTGCCTAAACTGTTCTAATTCTTTGATTTTATAACCAATCCCAGAACAGATTCCAGATTATTTTGATCTCTCTTAAGCGGTTTTGCACGTTTAAGGCGTAACGGTTCATTCGTCCCCGTCGCGCCTTTTATTTCGTACATCTTATTCGTAGTATTCGCGACCGGTATAACGTTATCTAATTCTGGTTCCCGAACCACACTTGTATTTGGATTGGTATCCATGTCCGCATTTTCTCGAAACTTCTCTATTGTCATGTCGCCACCGTACTCTATTAATCTCTGTCGCTTAGGTGCCGGCTTAATTCGCGCAACCTTCCCATACATAGCCTTTCGTAGCATCACCATATTACCACATATGATACTCCCCCTAGTCAGGCCGTACGTCTCGATTGCATATGTTTTCATACAGCTCCAGGAACAAAACTTACCAGAGACTATAAATTTATTCCTTCTTTGGTCGTGTTTAGTTGGTAATGATAATGAGTCACTATCAAAATCATGACAGCACCACCAGCACCAAGACATAATTAGTATCCGTGAAGAATCTTTAAGTAGTATTTTTTTATACATCTATATAAAAGAGAGGTGAGGATGGCCGCTCGTATTGGGATATTTCTCATAGCAATAATAGTCCTCATCCTCCTTGGACAAAGTGTACGGAATAGAACTGTATTAAAATATGACCCGTCTACGAAACAGGTTATACAGGTTCCGAAATCCGAATTAGGAAATTCGGTAGAAGTATTACGACCCGCTTCCGATATCGTCGTCGAAACCCCCGAAGAAGTTGAAAAACGTTTTGATAACACTCTCGACGAGTTAGGCGTCGACAAAGAGGCAGTCAAAAAAGAAGTAAAAAAGGTAGTCGATGAAGCGTGTGCATTTCCACCCATCGACGAGTTGGGGTGTTACGGTAATTATGAAGATGATCCGGACAGGGAGGGATGTTGTAAGTTAAAAGCTGGTGTGGCTCCGGGGTTAAATGAAAAAATCGAACTAGCCAAAATGATCGGCGCAGAAATCGCCGTCGGTCTCGTTGTCAGTGAAGCTATAGAACAGGGAATGAAAAAGGCAACTGGGAAAGCTGGTCAAAAGGCCTCTGAAAAGGCCGCTGCGAAGGCTGCACAGGAAGCCAGTGAAAAGGCCGCCGCCAAGGCCGGTCAAGAAGCCAGTGAAAAGGCCGCTGCGAAGGCTGCACAGGAGGGAAGCGAAGCTGCTGCGAAGACTGCTGCGAAAACTGCTTCGAAGACTGCTACGAAGAGTGCCGCGAAGGGTGCTTCGAAGGTCGCCGCGAAGGCCGCTACGAAGACTGCTACGAAGAGTGCCGCGAAGGCTGCTGCCACCACTGCGAAGGCTGCTGCCGGCGCTGCAAGAGTTGGTGTACAAGTTGGTGCAAAAGTGACTGTCGCGGCCGCCAAAGGTGGTGCTAAACTGGCTGCCGCGGGTGCAAAGGCCGCCGCGGCTGGTGGTAAAGCGGCGTCGAAGGCTTCCGGTGGTCCAGTGGGTGCGGTGATGATATTATTCGATATAGTCTCGATAACTCTCGATATACTCGATGTTGACGGCTTCAATAGTTACACATCACAGGATATGATCGAAAAGGGTAAACGTGCGATTGATCATGGTGAGTATGCAAGTCTAGAAAACGTACCAGAACTCGATTATCCCCGCCTTTTTCCGTTAGACGAATTCTGTCCAGATGAGTACCAAATGGCGTCGGAACTCATGTTTATGCAAATGTTTGAGCAATACACGGTTCCCAACCTTCCTTTAGATCCCGTCGTAGGACCCAAGTGGGATGCATGGATAGCAGCTATCATAGAAGCGGAGGAAACGGGTGCTGCAGAACCCGATCTTCCGTCGGAAATTTTGGACTTTTCTATGAGAATGGTGGCTAAATACCACAAAGAGCGTGATGTATTCATTTACGAAAACCTAAACCTATTACTCGAACCTGATAGGTTTAAATTACTCCAACTCGTGGAATGGGCGAGTTCTGGCACGCGTCAGGGTATTACCCTTTCTCGTGCAGGTGCGTCAGAGTGGAACACAGCGTCCCGTGATATTTGGCTCGATAATAATGATTTTTTCAAACCACCCCCACTTGAACTTGAATATATTAACCCCACTTCGGGTGTGTATACAGATAGAGTGCATATCACTAATCGCGCAGACCCCGGACCGGACAATAACCCGAACACTATCGCGGTGCCGTTTTCCGAATTACGAACACAACACCCCCAAGGTGAACTTGTTTTCCCCAACTATCCCGCGGGTGCAAAGATGGTCATCGCCGCCGATTACGGTGGTTTAGTCGCGTTTTGTACGAAACGTCGCCAACTTTCGCAAGTTTCTGCAGCTATCGATCCCACACAATTAGGCGTCACGTTCGATATGGAGAACGGTGTCTGTAACTTCACGAAAGAATACTGCCGTCGCTACGGTATGGAATATAAAAATAATAATTGTAGTACGAGCAATGCGCAGAAATTTTTCGAACTTATTGTGGGTACAACCATCACCCGTGCGTATAAGGAGGAATATCAGCGGGGAGTTGATAACCTGCTGTCCGGAGATCCGCTAAAAATGCTACAGGCTGGAATCACATTAAACCCTTATAATATCGGCCTCGTTACGGCTAAATTGGTTCTTGATGCGACCTTGAAAGAAATATTCGAGACGAAACCTAAACGCACTAAAGCTGCGAATGTACGCAGTTGTAGCAATTTCGGTGCAGGACTTCGCGACGATGGAACCAGTTGTTGGCAAGATACGATGCCTAAACGTTCTTCGATGGCGAAAAAGAAACCATGCTCCGACTGGCACCATAAACATGGTAAGCATCTACGTGATGACGGTACGAGTTGTTGGAAAGATACTATTCCTATTAAATCCGCGCCGACAAAGAAGAAATCGTGTGACGAATGGTCACATAAATATGGGAGAGGTTTACGCGACGATGGTACCAGCTGTTGGCGTGATACTCTCACAAAAAAATCGGCCATGGCGAATAAGAAACCGTGCTCCGATTGGGAATATAAACATGGTAAGGGTTTACGTGACGACGGTACGAGTTGCTGGCGTGATACAGAGGTTAAAAAGTCTCGTCCCGCTAAGAAGTATTCGTGCGACGGCCCCAAATCCGATGAGTATCCAGAAGGTGAATGGAAGGCCGCTTACGGGAAATTACGCGACGATGGTACGAGTTGTTGGTCCGATACGTACCCGAAGAAATCTTCTATGGCGAAGAAACTGAGCTGTACAGATCCGAGACTCGGTGACGGTACAAACCCTTCGCATGGGGGGCGTTTACGTGACGATGGTACGAGCTGCTGGCTCGATATTTACGCGAAGAAATCGTCTATGGCTAAAAAGAAAAGTTGCAAAGATCTAGGATACGAAGGCCAACTTCGCGACGATGGTACCAGTTGTTGGTTAGATGCATATGGTCGTGGCGTGGGTGCGTTTCCGGGGTGTGCCTCCGATGAAGAAAAAAATGGCGCTCTTTGTTACCCTAAATGTAGAGCGGGGTACAAGGGTATTGGTCCTGTATGCTGGCAACAAAACTGCCCCACCGATAAACCCAAGAAACGTGGTTTAATATGCTACGAAGATTGTGGAAGGCGTGAAGGAGGTAACGGTGGCTGGTTTAATGGTTCGCTTCTTGAATGCGCGGCATGTAATGGTGGGTGGAGATCTGACGGATTCCTGGGATGCAAAAAGCCCGGTGGATGGAAACCCGCGTGGCCGTATCGGAGTGGTCGCAAACAAAAGGGATTCGGTAGCTATGGTAGAGGAGTTGGTAAACCTTTACGCGTGTGCTCGGGTAGTAAATCTGATAAGGATGCAGGTTTATGTTACAAACCGTGTAAGGCAGGGTTCAAGGGTGTTGGACCTATGTGCCACCCCAAAGCCGGTGCAGGTATTAAGAAGACCGTGTTTCAACGCCAATATTGTGGTCCGAGTTCCACACGTCCCAACGAGAACCGTAAACTCATCGCGGGTGTCTGTTGGGATAAGTGTATGAAGGACGACGAGGATCAGGGGGCCCTTTGTGCCCCGGCAGGTGGTGCGGGTATTAAGAAGACGCTCATGGATCGTCAATATTGTGGGCCAAGTTCTACCCGTCCCGGTGAGAATCGTAAAAACGTCGCAGGTGTCTGTTGGGATAAGTGTAGGGAAGGTGATAAGGATATAGGCGCTCTTTGTGAACCCAGTCATGGTATCGGTATCAAGAGGACTTTATTCGATAGGCATTATTGTGGTAGTGGTGATACGGCTGGAAATGGTGAAGGTCATAAATCCAACGAACGCAGCGATCAAAAAGAAGTCGCCGGTGTATGCTGGGACAGGTGTTCCACGTACCAAAAAGAGAACGGTGTTAAGTATACGGATATCGGCGCCCTTTGCCACCCCGAAGGTGGACCGGGTATTAAGGTTGACTTATTCTCTCGCGAATTCTGTGGTCCCAGTTCGTTCCAGTCAGCATTGTGCAAGGCGTACGACGCGAAGGATTGGCCGACACTCACATCGGCACTCAGGGATAAGGGTCAAACGGAACTTTCACAGAAGGCATCGTCCGGTGTCGTGTCCGACGAAGAGTTTAAGAAGATGGGTGAAGTCTTAGAGTGTCCTAAATTAAGGAAGAAGGTCGCGGGTGTGTGTTGGGATAGATGCCCTCAAGAGGAAGTGTTCGGTACTAAGTTTACGGATATCGGCGCCCTTTGCCACCCCGAAGGTGGGCCGGGTATTAAGGTTACCGTAGACAGGCGTGAATACTGTGGTCCTATGGCGAACCAACCCGAACGTTGTGAAGCTCTCGAATCCATGGACGTTGGACGCATTACCAAGATGCTTGAAGAACGTGGAGTCACAGATTTGGCTAACCGAATCCGTGCAAAAGCGTCGGATTCGACCGAACCCGTTCAACAGTGGATTACAAGGGTTCCTGGTCTAGACTCTAAGGGCAACCCCCTGAAGTCACTTTACCAAGAAGCCGAAGAATCGAGTGATTGTCCCGTGAGAAGGAAGCGTATTTTGGGTGTATGCTGGGACAGGTGTCCTAACGGTTATAAGGCGATGGGTGCTATTTGCGAACCCCCCGGTGGACCCAAACTCGTTGTTCCTCAATGGGATCGCGATTACTGTGGTCCCAGTTCGTACCAACCCAGTAGGTGCGCTATTATCGAAGCACGCGACGTTAACAAGGTTGTCGCGGAGATACGTGCACGCGGTAACAATGACCTCGCCGATCGTATAGAATCTAACGGACTCGAGGATCCTGCACTCTACAAGGAAGCGGAGGGAGCCCTTGAGTGTCCTAAGAAGAGAAAGCTCATCCTCGGTGTATGCTGGGACCAGTGCCCCCGGGAAGTTGTTCCCGAAAATGCGGATGAGGTCGTAAAAATCCGCGACGAGTTCGCACAAGCCCAGAAGAATTACGAGGCGCAGCGTGATATAGTTAATGCAGAATACGCCAAGTACGAAGAAGAATACCTAGGCGGTGCTGAAACTTGGGAGGCCACCAAGGCTCTATACTTAGAAGAGAAGGCGAAGGAGGAAGGCATGATTAATATTATGAATGAAGCGGAGGCGAAATGGATTCCGGCTAAGAAGGAATACACGAGAAACCGTGGTACGGGGTACAAGGATATCGGCGCTTTATGCGAACCACTCGGTTACACAGACGCAGTTACCGGTAACAAGGTTAAGAAGGGACCGAGTGTTGTTGCTGATTTGTTCAGGAGATACGAATGCCCCCCGGGTTGGAAAAATGTCGCGGGTGTCTGTTGGGAATCGTGTCCCGATGGTTACCGTGATGACGGTGCCCTCTGCAATAAGAATGCCACTAAGGAAGAGGGTATGGACACAGAAAAGCTGGTCGGTTCGGTCTTTTAAATAAAAATATATGTCACTTATAAACCATGTCAGGTGTGGTGAAAGGATTTGCAAAAGCGGGTGCGGCGGTTGCTACGACCGGTGCAAGTGCCGCTAAACGTCTTTCGGGGAATTTGTCCTCGCTCAAGGCGGCCGCCACGACGGGCGCTAAAAAGGGTGCAGGTAATGCCGCCGCATTGGCTAAAAAGAGCGATGCAGCCGCTGATGCAGGAAAAGCTAGCGCCAAGGGTGCCGATGATGTCGTAGGAGCCAGTGCTCAAACTTCCAAAGCTACGAAACAATTAGATACCGCCGCTGATGTATCTAAAGGTGCAAAGAAAGGTGATGACGTGGCTGATGCCTCTAAGGGTGTAAAGAAAGCTGACGACGTGGCTGATGCTGCGAAGGCTGGTAAGAAGACCTCCAAGGCGAAGCAAGCGGCTAAATATACGGCCGCGGGTGGTCTCGCGTATTACATTTCCGAGCAAATAGGTGCCGCAAACGAGAAGGTTGGTGATTGTATCGAAAATTGTCTCCCCGATAACTGGGCTTCGTATCAATACGAAGAAATCGGTAAGGATGAATTAAATTACAAAAATCTTGAAGAATTAAAGGAGGCTGACCCGGAATACGATGAACCCATTTGCACAGAGAAAATTGACGATGGGAAACAGGGTCCGTGTCCCACGTTTTGCTCCAAGACGTGCAACGATAAGTACGATAAGGGTGTTTTAGATGCACTCGGACCGGCGGGTGATGTCATCGAAGACGTAACCGGGGGTGCGGGTGATCTCATGGAACAAACACTGACCGATTTAGGTCTTAACCCATTTGGCCCGGGTGGATTATTTGAAGGAATGAAAAAAACCATAACTAAGATCATTTTTGTTATATTATGTATTTGTTGCCTGTCTATCATATTAAAATTAACTGGAGTATTTTGAACGAGCTTAAAGCCTATTTTTCTTTATATTAAAGAATGATACTCAGTATAGATGTCGGAATCCGAAATTTAGCCATGTGTCAATTCGACGATACGTCAAACCTCGTAGTACAGTGGGACGTATCGGGAATACCACCGGAACATAAAGACGGTATTTATGTTTCTTTAAGAAAGCATTTAGATGAGAGACCATGGGTTCTCACGTGTGATACCATTCTTATTGAAAAACAACCGGACCGTAATAAAAAGATGAAGATGGTTGAACACTTTTTACACGCCTATTTCGTGATAAAAGCTCCACAAGCGGATACTATCGTGTACGATGCTCGATTTAAAATACCAGATGTATGTGGAGCTGGTAAAGCACAATACCTGAAACGCAAAAAGGTATCGATCGAACGGTGTAGAAAGTTTCTAGAAACGGGTCCAGTAAATACACATTGGTTACCGATATTCGACAAGTCAAAGAAAAAGGATGACTTGGCGGATACGGTGATGCAAGCTATAAGTTACACGAAAAGGGTAGAACCCTTACCTAAAACGAAGAAAGCTGCGAATAAGAAACTCGTACCCCGTAAACCAAATGAAAATCAAAAACGAACGAAGTATTCGAAATCTAACCTCGCTTGGATTTATAAGAATAAACCCGAGTGTGAACATCTAGAGAACAACAAACGATTCATGAAAGATCTCAAAAGGTATTATAGATGCATAGATGATCTAGTAGGGGAATTAGTTTGAATATATACCATGATAATTCGCAAGGGCTTGATTTAGGTTCCAATTTGCATCAATTCTATCCTCCTCCTCGTTCATGATACAATGATCGATTTTTATATTTTCCGGAGTTATACCACGCATCTCCCAAAACATTTCGCTTATAAACTCTCCGACATGTTTTGTATCGACTACGGTACCATTCATCACGGGTATGTAATCCTTTACGATGTCGTGAGGATATTCCTTAGAAGCGAAAATGTTCGTGTACACGTAATCCTCACGCATATCGGTTATAGGTATAAGTCCACCTGGCAAAATGTAGAAAAAGTGCCAGCCTTCGAGACGTTTGAACATATCTTTTATATCCAGTGAATGAAGTCTGTAAAAATTGTCGTATTCGAATTGAACCATATCCACCGTAATATTTCCGAGTCCATCTAGAACACCGAAATCATGGCCATCCGTATCAATCTTCAAAAAGTCTATGTGCTTAATGTTACGAGACTCACAATACTTCTGAAGCGAATTTTCATCGGCGTCCACGATAGTTTTGTTTACGTGTATATTAGGTTTGTCGTAATCCACCGGTTCCTTGTACATGATGTACGTGGAATCATTTTTAAACGCATCTCCGGAAGGTTTAAACTCTGGATCAAATAAATGAAGCGACATTGAGTCATCGATATCCTTTGGAAACTGTGATCCGGTAGCCCCCACATCAAAAATTGTCGCACTCGGTGTATTTTTTACTATAGATTTTAGGAGCGATAATTCACCGTTGACCTTTTGGTTGCAACATATACGAAGTGAGAAATACGGTATATTAAACTTTTTTGTGGTGTCTCGAATTTGAATCCATGTATCTAATGAGGGTTCCATATATGTACACATGCGAATCTTTGTTTTAAACTCTTAAAGAAGTAAATCCATAATGAAATATAATGGAAATCAAAGTACTCGATCACGGCTTCGTCCGATTGGTCGACCATATGCCCAGAGAAAATCTCGATAATTCGATCGTACAAGCCGCACGGGTATCGTATGGAGATGGAACGAAAACTTCTCGGGGTGATACAGGACTTTTACGATATTTATTGCGCCACTGGCACACGACCCCATTTGAGATGGTCGAATTCAAGTTTCATATTAAGATGCCCATTTATATTGCTCGACAACATCTTCGTCATAGAACAGCGAGTGTTAATGAAATGTCCGCCAGGTACTCAATTGTTCCAAAAGAGTATTACGAACCTTTGGAACTTAGGGGTCAGTCAGAGATAAACCACCAGGGATCAGAGGGTGTAATCGACATTGATCAAAATGGTATGCATTCGCATCTCGAGAATTCGTTCGACATTTATGAGAAACTTCTGGAAGATGGATGCTGCCGGGAGCAGGCCAGGGGGAATCTTCCTCAATCGACGTACACAGAGTTCTATTGGAAAATTAACCTTCATAATCTCATGCATTATCTCCACCTTCGAATGGATTCCCATGCACAGAAAGAGATTCAGGATTACGCGCGGGCTATCTATGATCTCATAGAGCCTCTCGTACCTATCACCATGAGGGCGTTTAAGGATTTCAGGGTAGACGCTATCCAGTTAACAGGTCCGGAAATTAGGGCTCTCAAACACGGGGAGATCATCAAATCCCCCGGGGAACGCCGAGAATTTGAAGCGAAGTTAGAACGCTTAAATTTAAATATCGATAGAAAGTAAAAATGCTCGCCATCACAAATACAATGACCGTATTCGCCGCAGACAAGAAAAATAAGGGGTTCAAGAAGCTTAGTAAGAAAATCCAAAAGGAACGCGACACTGACGTGGACAAGATCAAAGAGAAGGTCTCTGATATTCTCCGTGATGAACAGGATCGTATGAAGGGATACTTCGACGAACATAACAGACTGATTAAAAAGGCCGATAAGCCTAAGAAGAATGGTAAGAAATCTATTGATTTTTACGAAAAGTAAACCATAAGGTACACAAAACAAAAAACATCGCCAAAGGTGGGTTGTCCCCAGATTTCTCGGCCAATAGAGCGCACACCACGCTGTATTGGACGATCTTAATTTCCTGTCTCGTTTTAATCATCGTACGTTTCATAGACCCCCTAGATTTTTGAAGCCCTGATACAGTCGTGCTTATTTTACCTATCGTCCCAGGGATTTCCGTCGTCTTCATGAATATATCACCAACATTCACAGATTCTATTATCTGTTGTTGAATGAGGGGTTCCAGATATGTAAAATAGTTAAAGTCTGGGTCCAGTTTGATACATATACCCTCTATAGTTGAGAAGGCTTTTGCGAGGTACACGAAACTACTCGGTACGACGAACGGTTTTTCAATCGCAAGTTGCGCGGCGAGATCGTCGTTCACGATTCCAGAACCGTCTAGGGTCTCTAAGTATCCCAGAATGTTTTCAAAAAATAATTCGATGTCCGAAACATCCGAAGAAGTCGGAACAATCACACCCAGTTTTACTAATGTATCAACTATACCCGCTGTATCACGTGTGATTATAAAACCAAAAAGTTTTGTAAATCCGTCTCTTAATTCTTCTGAAAGTGGTACGAGTAACCCGAAATCATAAAATACAAGCTTTCCTTTTGATGAGAATCCTAGGTTTCCTGGGTGTGGATCGGCGTGAAATAGACCATTGTCCATGGTTTGAATCACGTACACATTTATAAGAGCTTCGCATATCTTCTTCTTATTCACCTTCTTATCGGTAATCTCAGTCAGTTTCGTTGATGCTACATATTCCATGACGATCATTTCATCGTTTGAATACTTTTTATACATTTTCGGAACTTTCACCCACTCAACGTCTTTCATACTTTTACGAAACTTGATGGCGTTATTAATCTCCTGTTTATAATCTGCCTCTCCCAAGAGATACTCTATAGATTCGTCGAGAACTAGACCAGAACTATTTCCCGTGTCGATACCAATGCGCTCTAAAAATTGCACTATACCCCGTATAGTATCTGTATCCTCTTTCATGAGACTCAATATTCCTGGACGTTTTACTTTTACAACAACTTTTTGACCGTTTTGTAGCACGGCCATATGAACTTGACCGATACTCGCAGATTTAAATGGTACAGGGTCAAATTCTTTAAAAATATCATATTTTACATCTATATCAATTTTACACGGGGGGACATCATCTTGTAACGTCTCAAGTTGCTGAATGAATTCGGGTGAGTACAGGTCGGCGCGTGTGGACGCAATTTGTCCTAATTTTACAAATGTTGGTCCGAGCTCAATGAGACGATCCCTCGTCCATCGACCTAACTCAACTTGATCTTTTGTTACATTTTTTCGAATAAGAAACTCCGATGCAAACCTCCACGTTTTATATTTACGCGTGTTATGGTTTACTCTTTGTGGCATGATATCCAATGAACATAGAGCCATCTTAATATATACGGATAAATTTATCTCCCTAACCCCAGGTTATTTTCTCGGGTTCGGAAATGAAATCAAAAGTCCTAACACTGGATTTAATTATTTTAAATATAATCATCGGAGTGTTTCTATATTTGCTTCGATGCTATCTAAAATAGTTTATTTCGATGTAAGTAAATAAAGAAAACTTCACAGTAATATGTATGCCACTTACAGATATATCACTTAAGAGAATTAATTGTGTATGTCAGGTTCATACACCCATGTTTGAGTACAACAATAAAAAATATATACGGTTGACCATACCAGATGGTACCACTTGTAGTGTGCGCTCGGCGCATTCACGCGTTTTCCTACAAAATCCTAACGTCGATAACCCTTTAGAGGGTAACATTCTCACAGTGAAAGTTCCTTTTAGGTACCGCCGCGTCATGTGTTCGTACGAGGGTGCCCCTATCCAATCACTTAAAAAATCCGATAAGGTAGAAATGACTACCGATTTTACGGGAGCCTGGAACGTAGGTAATCATAGTGGATACACATGGAAGTTGAGTAATATAAAGTTTCTAGACTCGATTATCGTATGAAACTCACACGATCTGGGTGTGTAGTTCCGGATACATCGGAAATAAAAAAAGAACTCACGGTTCGCCCGATCGTTAATGCAGATTTTGGTGTAGCACCTCCCTCATTTAAGGTGTTCAGAAAGGCAAAATCTGGATTATGTGTGCCGAGATATTACGCAGAAGAAAAGTTTGGAAAGTTGGTCGAAGATATCCGACCTAAGCCAGCGAAGATTAAAATATCTTTCAAAGGAAAATTAAGAGATGAAACACATCAAAACGAGGCACTTTCTAAAGCTATTGAAGCTGGTCATGGAATCTTATCGTTACCATGTGGTTTCGGTAAGACGACCGTATCCCTGGCCATAGCTTGTAAACTCGGGTATCGAACGATGATCGTCGTTCACAAAGAATTCCTAGCCAACCAATGGAAAGAGCGCATTCAACAGTTTTGCCCGGGTGCATCCATAGGTATTGTTCGACAGAATAAGAAAGAAGTACACTGCGATTTTGTGATCGCCATGCTTCAATCACTCTCGTTGAAAGAATATTCATTCGAAGACTTTGATAGTATAGGAACACTCATAGTCGATGAAGCGCATCATATCTGTGCGAAGGTATTTTCACAATCTTTATTCAAATTGTGTCCTAAACATGCATTCGGATTATCCGCTACCCCAAATAGAAAGGATGGACTCACTAAAGTTTTACACTGGTTTATGGGTCCAACATTCTTTTCAGTAGAACGCAAAAACCAGGATCAGGTGGACGTTTTTCCACTCGTATACACGTGTCCAAGATTTGAAGACCCCCCTCCGTGCACACGTTTCGGTAAACTTTCACTCCCCACCATGATCACGGAACTCACAGAAATGCCCGATCGAAACAGGTTGATCTTACAGACGATCAAAGATGTTACAAAAACGACACGACAGATTCTAGTTCTCAGCGATAGACGGTTTCATTGTGAATTTCTACACCAAAAGTTTAAGACGACATCGGGTTTATACATGGGTGGAATGAAAGAAGCAGATTTAACCGAATCCAGTAAAAAACAAATTATATTCGCGACGTTCAGTCAGGC